TTCCGAATTAAGAAACTGAGTAATAATTATATCCTCTATAATCTTTCTGATTTCTACTTTTTCCATTGCTTTCTAATTTTGTTAAATAAGTATGTTTTTATGTTTTTCAATCTCTCTTTGTCTGTTTCAGAACTTCCGGTAAACAAATAATCCGGATTGCCTTTAGCCGGCGGCGTAGGCAATTTAGATACGGCAAACAACCAATCCATTTCCTTATTCTTCTTAGACTCCAAATAAGGCTCGGTAGCGATCTTAAATTTTTCAGCTATTAAGTCAAAGAGCTTTGAATTTTTAAGGTTCATATGGACTGAAAAAGCCTGAGAAGGCGGTTTCCATATGAAGTTACATAAGCTCATTGTATAATCTCCTGACTCTGCTATATAAGATTCCGTTACCTGAAGTATGACCTCTTTCTTGAATGAGGTGTTACCCATAAACCAACACAATCTGGATTCCGCTTCTTTTCTGCTGACACCTATGTCTTTTGAATATGATTCGTACATTCCTATCATAATCTTCAACGTTTCCAGAACCTCGTCCGTCATTTCCGGTGTCTCTATATAATTCACAAAAGACGTTCCTTTGTTGGTTAATCTCATCACGCCTGATTTTAATTTCTCAACCAGGCCAAGCTCTATATACCTCCCAGCATCTTCTTCCGGCATGGCTTCGATCATAACCGTATCCTTCTGTCTTATGGCAAGAAGATTAGCAAGATCATTAGGAGTCATGTCTGATGCTGCAAGTTGTCTGAAATTGATGTACATACCTAATCAGCTTTAATAAAAATAACATTCTTGTTATCTTGTCTATCAACATGTCCACATGGACCAACAATTATGTCTGTACATGAACAAGAATCGTAATCTTCGAATATACACCTATCGCATATATCACCTTCCACACATTTTAATCTTACAAGTCCGGCATCAAATACTTCTCCTACTTTAAATTCCTTCTTTTCCATATTCCCTCCTTGTTTTTAACTGTTGTACCCTTCTTTAATAATCGAATTTCTACCGGTAGATACCGACTGGCGAAGATCGTCATGTACAGAATCTACCGTAGAATACTTGTTTCTGGTTGTAAAAATTACTTCCAGCATCTCCTTGTAATCACCTAAAGCTACTTCGTATCTCGGATCTACTTTGGCTTTTCTTTCAGCCTCGGCATTACTTTTAGCCAGTTCCCGATCAAGAAGATCTTCTTTTATTCGGTCAGCAATCATATCAAGTTCTTTTTTAATAACTTCTCCTGCTGCCCGAAGTTGACCTTCTACGTCACCAAGCTGGTCTTGGACGGTTCCTATTTCTTTCTTTAGACGATCGTATTCGTTAATCATACCCATATCACCTGCATAACCAGAAAAGTCCTTGATTATTCTGGTTCCTTCTTTAAGGAGCTCAATAACTCGTCTTTTACGTTCTCTGCTTATTAAAGACGGAAGACGATAATTCATATCCGCCACCGCCTTATCATGTATGGAGTTGATTAAAAACATCTCTCTTTCATCCCCTGCAAACTCAGTAAGAACCAAAAGGAACTTACTTATCAGGTATTCGTTTTCTTCTACTGTTAGTCTCATAGTTCTTATTTTTTTTTAATACAATGACTGTTCTTCCTTTGTCTCTTGTTCTTGTTCCTGATTGTCTGTAACGTCTTCCACAGTATAGAGCTTGGGCGGAGTCGGCGGCTGGTTGGGGTTCACGAACTTCGTCCCGCCCTCCCCGTACATCCATCCATGCCCTGGCAGGATCTCCGGGTGGATTGTATTAGTAAGCTCTTCCATACTAACTTGCCTTACCTTCAGTATATGATGAAACACCAGTCCGGCTGTCCTGAATGATGTTTTGTTTTCAGTTTTAAACCTATCAAGAGTCTGATACCAATCTTTCCCAAATATCATATACTTATCCAGCCCGTACCTACGAGGATTGTGCAAACCTATCATTAACGTACATAACTGACCCAGCGTATCAGACTGGTAAAAATCAGAAAGACGCGGAGGCTGCTCTTGTGGGCTTTTTATCCTTCCTTCTATCTCTCTGTTGAATTGGGATATGATGAGGAAAAATATGTTTTTATATACTAATTTAGCTTCGTTCATAACCGCCACCAAATCATCTATAGCCGACTTAGGATCTAACCCCATTCTTTTTATCAAAGCAATATGATCGACTTTAAATATTATAAGACGTTTGTCTTTATGTTTGGTAGCTATATGATACACAGCCGCCTCAAACTCTTTTACCGTACACGGAGCATCGATGTATATTATATTATTCCTGATTTCACCTTGAAGGATTTCAAACATCCTCATCTCTTCTACTGTATTAGAATCTTGCCTTCTTAATATTTCAGGAGCCCGCTTTTTCATATCCTGGCTCATTCTACGAAGAAGAAGATCTTGAGGATTCATTTCGAACTCGCAATTAACAAGAAAATAATCTTCTGCTTGCGGGTTGATCATCGGATTCATCACATTTTCCAATATCTTTTGGGCCACATACGATTTACCTACAGATGGCCGGGCTCCTATGGCAATAGCATGCTGAGGGAAAATACCTCCAAGCAAAGCCTCATCAATATAATCGTATCCGGTTTTAGCGGGGATAAGCTCTCCCCGCCTGTATTTCAAGATATTCTCATACGCCTCTTCCATAACTTGTTTAGAGGTCTTGAATATCCTTCTTATATCTATCCTATTTGCTATCTCCTCTTGCATTTTTGTCACCTTTCGTATCCGACTTGGATCCCCTATTAGCTTTTACTGATTTATACCTAAGACCGTTCTTGGTATGAGAACAATCCTTGCCTTTCCTCCAGCCCTTGCCCTTCTTCTTGTCCGTTTCGTAGTTTTTACGACCAAGCTCCCGGCGTTTGGCTTTCTGTTCCGGTCTGGCATTTATCTCCTTGTCTTTTTTAGCCTTTTTCTTCCTGGCTTCGGGATGAGTCCTGTAGTACTCTGTTGATCTGCCCATCTTCTTACATTTTTTTTGATTGATAATAGCACAAAGATAGGCAATTCTCGCCCTATTTCAACCTGCCGTAACTCATATCAGGATCACACCAGACATACCCGTCTTTCTCATCATGGAGATACTCAGGACATCCTCTACATGCGCTACTTCCTGACACTATTTGATTGTTTTTATTAGGGCACTTATCTCCAGGTTTATGCCATTCTATTCTCGAACCTGATCGCTCTTTGTTTACATGACAGAATTGAAATACTTTTCCCATCGTCTTCTCGCCAAACATACCTATATGTGTGTATTCTTCCGGTATAGAGAGAAATTCAGATAAATCTTTATACATCCTTTCCCGTTCCTCCGGCGTAGACCATAGTCTGTCAAGTTCGGCATGGACTCTTATCTTAAGAGATCTCAGTGATGGCCCCGCAAGCCGGCCTTTAGCTTTTCCCTTATTCGGCCCTGATTCATGAACACCGACATAAGCGTTGCATGGTTTACACATCATAACCATCCCTAAGCCTTTTCTGCTATATATTTTATCGGCATTTACCAGCTCAGTCTCTCTTCCGCAATAAGGACAAATTTCGCCTCTTAAAACCCGTTGTTGGCGCTCATTAAGTTCCATACCCTATTCTTTTGTTTTTCTTTAAACTTTTCATACAAACTGTTTTCAGTTTCCATTTCCGAGATCTCTACCTCTACGTCCTCTCTTTTGAAAATTACTTTCTTGGCTGTCGGATACGCACATTTAGAGATACGAATAGCATTACGAATAGCGTAAACAAAATACGCTTCTGGTGACGATTCGATCACCACTACCTCATTTAAAGTATTTTTATAATTTTCCATGTTGTTATCTACTTGCTTCAATTATATAACCCGGATGATCTTCACACGCCTCTTTGTATTTGATAAGAAACTTAAGAAATGAATCATAAGACCCCCATCCGTTTTCCGGCTCGTATCTCAAAAGACTTTTTCTCTTAGAGATCATAATACATATACCTTTTGTAAGTACATTCTTCATCTCATCGGTATCTATTTCCCTACCCAATTCTTCTGGTCTCCAAATATAATCGTACAGCGTTTCTTTATTTTCTGATACAAATATTCTTTGTGCCATCTTGTTCATGTTGTGGGTGATGTTTGCAACCCATTCACGATCCTCTTCTTTCTTCTTACTTTTAATATAAACGTCCAGGCTCATACTGTTTTTCTTTTACCTTGTTGCTAATTATCAGATCTGCCACATCATCTCCGTCTCCTACATTTTCAACATTTTGAAGATAGTCCGATACTTTTATCCTTGACTTCATCATCATCCCATCTATCTTTTTACTCCATGTCTCAAATGCTTGTCCTTTGTCCGGAAAAGCTACAGTCTTTCTATCTTTTAAAACATCTATCACTTCCGGCCTTAGATTCTGCAACCCACCGGTAGCTACAAATAACTCATCCGGTTTATTCACAGCGCATATAATAGCCGTCTTTTCTGATTCCACCAAATTAACCACCTTATCCGGATACTGGCTTAGAAGATGCTCTCCGAACAGGCATTGTCTAAACAAGAAGTCTCTTGCATGCAACGAGTGATAAAACATAACATGAGGCCGCTCATTGTCACCGTCTTTTTCCTTCACTCTTTTTACATCAATCTCATTCCCCTGGCTGTCGGTCTTTATATAAAAGTCCATGATCTTGCCGGTTCTACATACAAAATCTTTGTCTATCTGCCAGAATATACAACACCCTTTCCATCCCCATAAGTCCATTGTTCCGACATGATACCTTCTGAATACATCAGATACCCTTTCTTTTCCCCATAGAGACGATAAAAATCTAAATACGGTGTTTCTATCGTCTGGAACTACAGTCCTCTCAAACTCGCTAAAAGGTATGTAATTTACAACGTCAGGATTTACAGGAGGACGATAAGCTCTTATACACTTGTTTCCCGAAATCCAAAGATCTTTATCACCTACATCCTTACCGGTAGGTCGTTTATCGTAACCGCAAGTCCGTTCATGATCGCATCTTCCGAACTCGTTTCCAACAACCTGACCTGTTGCCACATCAATATAAGGGGTGAGGCACCGGCTTTTTCCGCAAGCCGGGCAGGTCAGCTTCAGTCGGCTCCTGCCGGGCCTGCGGTCAAGTTGAAACCGGGGTACGTTTTCGTATCTTCTAAAATCAAGCATTTTTAGCTCCTCTCATTGCTTCTATGATTCTATCTGCTATAGTTATAGACCATGACACCACATCTGGTACATATACTCCGCAATCTATTTCTCCTTTTCTATGCAGCGTTTTAATAAACTCAATAGAATAAGCCTTAACAAGATCGAATCTACGTTGTTCCCAATCTACGTCTTTGTTTTCATCATCCACAGGAAGGGTATCGAGATAATAATTTAAACTCTCATTTATCACACTTCCGTTGCTGTCATAGAACTGTATTTGGTCATAGTCGCTTCTTATAGTTGAACCACTGAAGGTGATTACGTCTATTATCTCCCCGGTTCTTCTAATTTTTCTTTTCATAATTCTTTAGATTACGAATCTTTTAGACATTTCCTCAGCAATATCATATACAACAATATGATCCTCTTCATTGTATGGCTTATTGATATTCAGCACTCCTTTTCTCACTTTGAACCTCTTATCTTTTCTGATATGATTCAACATCCCTTGTTGGAATACACAGTCTGCCTTCTCCATAGCAGCATTTTTATCAGACCATTCTTTTAGCGTATAACCTTTACTGTTCGTGCTTTTTGGAGAAAAATTCATAATACGTGCATCAATTCCGTACCAGTTTTTAACCATTCTCCTTTCAGCCTCCAATTGAAAAGCATGTTCATTTCGTATGTCACCTGATTTAAAATCTAAGATAACAATCTCTTCTTTCTCCACTTCTCTCACTTCCTTCTTCGGATCTCCTTTTTTGAACTGCCCCGTAGCCCTTTGATACACGGCTCCAAAATAACCTTCTTCTTTGTATTTGAATGTCATTTTAACCATCGCATCTATTGGCGTAGCTACCAAATAATCTTCTAATGACAATATTCTTTCAATCATCATCGGCTTAACCTTATACTCCGAACAAAACTTAGCAAACTTCATAACTCTGACAATCATATCGTCAAGATCATCTATGCTACCAAAGAATTTGTCAAGATTCTTTTTTGATATTTTAAGCTTGCCTTCTTGCACTGTCTTAACTATAAAACTTCGATTTAAGACCATATCTCTACCCGTCAAGTACAATCCGTATAGGTAGTGCATGATCGTTCCTTTATCTGCATCATATTCTGATACTTCTTCCGGATTGCGACCAATCATCCTCATCTCCTGTCTCCATTCTTGAAGAGCCGTCTTGTCATCTACGAATCCGTCTCTGATCATGGTTGTTACCGAAGCATATATCTTGGCTGTCCCATCGTCCATCTTTCTTACATAAAAACGATTACCGTCTAATGTCAATCTTACGAATTTGGGAGTCTCGACCTTCTTTAACTCATCACAGATATAAAACGGCTCTAACGTTTCCTGATTTTCTGTAAACGGATTCGAATCCTCTTCTCCAGGGTTAGGAGCGGCTTCCTCCGCCGGAGCTTCCGGTTCCTCCTTCTGGGCCTGCTCTGGCTCAGGCGCCGGCTCTTCAACTACTGGAACCTGTCCACCTCTTTCCGCTATGTCTCTGTTCTTTATTAAAGACATAACCTCCTTCTTCAACTGCTCTGGTGTTTGGTTAGGATCTGACACCGACATCACAACATCGTTCATTCTAAACAACGTATTTCCTTCTCCTTCTACCATAGGCGCAAACCCTAAATCTGTCAATATTTTTATTTTCTCTTTCATGATCTTCCTCTAATCAATTCTTCTTTAATACAATGTAACACTGTTTCCACTTCATCTTTATCTCTATCTTTCACTGCGATAGCTATATCCTTGCCATAACTCTCTCTTCGTATGTGAGCATAAAAGATAGTTTCATCGTCAGCTTCTATTCTTATTTTATAAAGTTTTCTCATATCTGTCAATTATTTCAATAATTAATCTACCTCTTTCTTTAATCATTCCCCTGCTTTCCATATCCAGTACCTTCTTTACCGCATACTTCCACACAAAAGGAAATTCTGTTTCAAGTTTATCAAATTCCATCCGGTCAAGATACATGTCGAATACCGTATGCTCCGATTCATGAAGGAAAACTATATTATCCCTGCAAGTAGCAACCGACTTATATATCCTTTTCGGAAGTATGTGACATACGTTACATACTGTAGGAAAATGAATAGCCTTACCGGTCATAGACATTCGAATAGTACTCAACTCCTCCAACATAAGACGAAAAAACCCGGATAAATCCGGGTTCTCTAACTTTTTCTTCTTGCTGCTGTTTTTAATGGATGTAATTCTGTCTTTTTTCTTCGGAGTCAACTCTTTGCTCCTGCAAGCCTGGCATAAGCCATGACTTCTTATCATTACTTTTCGTCCGCATTTTTCGCAGACGTACAATTTCTTTTCCACTTTTTATATTTCGATACAAGCGATATGTATTTAGATATAAGCGATATACTTGAAAAAGATAACGCCGTTAAAGACAGCGTATATGGTAAGTTCATTAACCATCTTGGCACTTCTTCTGTCTTAATCACTATCAGTAAAGTAGCACCTGCCACTACCAATAATACAATTGCTGTCGCAAGTGCTACACGGGAAACAACATCACTCATCAGTTTTCTTTTCTCCCAATTTTTCTACGCCTTTTTGCAGATCGTATTTAAACACTTCAATGATTTTCGTTTCCACAATAGACTCGCAATTCCAGTCTCCTAACGTACCCTGCATACCTTTAGTCAACACAGCTTCGGCATCCTTAGGATTGCCGGCCTGGATATACATATAGCATGGAGTTTTCTTTTCTTTACCTTTCTTTTCATTCAGTGTAATGTAATTCACCTTACACTTATACCAGTACTCAGCTTCTCCGTTGAAGAAGATTTCCGACACTTTAATAGGATTAATTTTTACAACCTCGAAAGATTTGTACAAATCCTTGAAGATCTCCAACGATCTTGATTCTGCCTCTGTGTAAGACAAGGCATCTACCAAATACTTTTCAGTTACTTTCTTTTTTTTGCCGTTCTCGATATTATCAATCTCGGCTTTTACCGTAATTTCAAACCATCTATTCATTGTATTAATATTTAATTAGTTGATTTCTTTCCTTTCTCTATACTATTTT